GAAGAAATATTATCAGATCCAAATAAATCTAAATTTTCAGCAAAAGTAGGTTTGAAGTTTAAACGATTTTCATCTAAGAATTTTAATTTTGAGAGTTCTGTAATATTCTTATATTGAGAGAGAGTGTCACTATTATTTTCACTGAATAACTGATTATTTAGGATTGGTTCAAAAATAGTTACCTCTCCATTTTTACTTCTTGTTTGTATCTTTGTTTCATTACCATCCTTATCCACCTCACTTAGAGTTATATCACCAGTGTTGTTATTAACCTTTGCTTTAATTTTTTTCTTTTCCTTTACCTCTTTGTTGTCTAAATCTGGATACTTGGTTAATATAAAATCTGATCCAAAAATCTTGTCGTTAGGAAAGTCAGGATCTGTGAGCTCAGACCAATTAAAATTGTTGGCATTGAATGTCATTGATAATCCTAACGTTTAGTTATTTATTCTGAAATACTGAGTAGGAATTGATCTGGCATCCCTTAGTTCAAGTGGATAGATAACATGCAAATTACCTATTACCTCATTCCAGGTATAGTTTCTAAACTTACCCCAATGATAATTCAATCCTTTGAACCCCCATCTATCAACAGATACACAAGCTATCAAGGGATTCTGATCATATCTAATTCTTGGTGTTTTAGGTTGATATACAAAGGTATAGTATCTACCTACATCAGGAACAACTTCTGTCTCTTCAAGCACTTCTAATAGGGCAAGCATCCTATCATCAGCAGTGGTCTTATTGATGATGTCATCAACCACATACTCCAACCTATTTTCTGCGCTTTCTAGATACTCCTCTTGTTCCATAGTTCTTCCTAGTATAATGTTTTTCTGGGAAGATTTGATTCTCCGTCATTATCTGAAACTCAATACCATTATCTTTGGCAAACTCTGATGCTGCCTTCCACTTGGCTTTATTTATCTCAAAAGTAGCACATTCATAAAGGTAGGACTTTGTAACCCTACTTTTCTTGACTGGTGGTTTGGTCTGCTTGTCAGGTTTAATCTCAATGATATACTTTTTACCATCTGCTTTTTCAATTAAAAAATCAGGATAGTATCTATGAACCTTTCCATCAGCAGGAGATACATATGGGATTGAGAACTCCTCACTTGCCCACTTCTTTATTCCTGGATTAGTATCACACTCCTTACAGAACCTTCTCTCCCATGAACTCCTACAAATAATATTGTTAGGGTCACCCATATACTTACTTGGGTTAGTGGGTTTATATTTTGTCTTCAAAGATTGTCCCACTCTCTGCCTACATAGTAATGGTAATCAGATTTATTTATAGATGGCATCGCCAGTCATTGGTAGGTATAATACAGAAAGTTTGGTAACAAAGTTTCTTCATAATGCCCATACATCAAAATATCTTGTTTATTTTAAACCTCCTGCTGCTGTTATAAGACACATTGCAAGCACTAAGGGTGTATTTTGGAATACACTTACAGAGAGAGTTAATATCTCTTGCATCTCTGCTAAGTTACCAGGGTCCTCATTTGCCACTCATGATGTAACTGGGGATTTTAGAGGTGTCACTGAGAAGATGGCATACAGAAGAATGTATGATGACACCTTTTCTGTGACCATGTTAGTTGATCATGAATATAAAACACTCCACTTCTTTGAGGGATGGATGGATTATATTGCTGGTAAACAAACTGGTGGACAGACAAACAACAATTACAAAAATTTTAGAACTGGTTCAAGGATGAGTTATCCAAATGGACCTAATGGTTATAGAACAAATGCTATTGATTTAATCAAGTTTGATAGGGATCTTGATAATTCAATCAGGTATTCTTTTATTGAGGGTTTTCCAATTTCAATGGATGCCATGGAGATTAGTTATGGCGAGTCTGATATTCTTAGATTGAATGTTAACTTTAACTTTGTAAGATATGTTACTGAACCATATGCTGGAAATGGTGGTAGTGGTGCTGGACCAAGAGTATCAGATAGATTATCTGCTAACCCACCACCAGAACCCCAGCAGTTAGGATCAGCAACATCCCCAGAATCACCAGTGGCACTTACTGATAACAGTGGATCTAAAAATTTAGAGACTTTCTACGCTCTTAATTTTTTAAATGAAAGTAAGGTGTTAAGATTAGATTCTCAAAATATTGCCTAAATACTCACACTGAACTACATCATAGGATATCATGCCTTTACCAAAAATTGTTACACCAACATTTGAGTTGGAGTTGCCTTCATCTGGTCAAGAAATTAAATATAGACCTTTTCTTGTTAAAGAGGAGAAACTTCTTGTTCTTGCCCTTGAATCAGAGGATTCATCACAGATCACATCAGCAATCAAGGCTGTCATTTCAGATTGCATCTTAACTAAAGGTGTCAATGTAGAGGATCTTCCCACATTTGATATTGAATACCTGTTCCTTAACATCAGGGGTAAGTCAGTAGGAGAGGATGTTGATGTAAATATTATTTGTCCTGATGATGGTGAGACTGAGGTGAAGGTTACTATTCACCTTGATGATATCAAGGTTAAATTTAATGATGATCATAATAAGACCATCAAACTTGATGATGAGTATCAAATGGATATGAAGTATCCCTCCCTTGCTCAGTTTGTAAAAAATAACTTTGAATTTGATTCTCCTGATATGGATCAGTCATTTGATCTCATTGGTGGATGTATTGAAAAAATTTATAATGAGGAAGAGGTTTGGTCCACCGCTGATGTGAGTCAGCAAGAGGTCAGGGAATTCCTTGAGCAATTGAACTCAAGTCAGTTTAAGATTATTGAGAAGTTCTTCTCTACAATGCCTAAACTATCTCACACCATTGATGTGAAGAATCCAAAGACCAAGAAAAAGAATAAAGTCACATTGGAGGGACTCTCAAGTTTTTTCGCGTAGGCATGGCTCATATGGATATGGAGTCATTCTATAAACTGAACTTTGCCTTGATGCAGTACCATAAATATTCATTAACTGAGATTGAAAATATGATCCCCTGGGAAAGGGAGGTCTATACTATTTTGCTTGAGCAACATCTTAAAGAAGAAGAGGACAGAGCAAAGAAGAAGTAATGGCTGTTACCACCCAGACAAAAGCTAATAATGAGATTGACAAGGGTATAGCAGGCATATTTCTTGGCGTAGAGGATTTTGATGAGTTAGATTTTCAAACATATAAACTTTTACTAAAGGAAAAGATTGCTGCTGCCAGGTTGGGTGGTAGTGACATGGATAGTGGTGATGTAGAAACTCTTACAAAGGAGTTTGTAAGAATTAAAAAAATACAGGTTGAAGATGTTGAGGGGGAGGAGGAGGAAAAGGAACAGGAGGTAAAGAAAAATAGGATTGATGCTGTTAAATTTTTCAATAAAACTGATGAGACAATAAAAAAATCTGAAGAATTAAAAGAAAAAATATTAGAATCAACAAAGGTAACTCCATCACAAACTCAGCAAAAAGTTTCTCCAAAGTTACTTCTTCCCCCTGCTAGTCCTCAGGAGGATGAGGTTGAGGATGGGCAAGAATTTAAAGAGGAAATTTCTACTGGACTAAATGATCTTGTTCCTAGTCTTGATAATCTTCAAGACACAATGGAAAATATTCTTGGCACCCTCAAGAAACAAATGCTCCTTGATAAGAAGGAGGAGAGGGAGGAGGATTCTCTTGAAGCAAAACAAAAGAGAACAGAAAGAGAGGATAAACTTGAAGGAAAGGGACAGAAAGAAAAAGATAACACAAAGAGTATAAAGGATAAGGTTGTAAATCCTGTCAAGGGTATCTTTGACACATTGATGGATTTCTTTAAAAATATCTTGCTGGGTGGTGCCCTTCTGTTCCTAGTCAATGTATTAAAAGATCCACAAAAATATCTCCAACCATTTGTTGATGCCCTGAATAGGGTTCTAGAATTTTTTAATGGAATCATAAGGGCAATGAATGGATTCATAGAAAACTTTAATAAGTTTGTTCTGGGTCCAATCAATGACTTTATTCTTAAACCTATTCATAGTTCACTCAATTATATTGAGGATAGAATCAATGATGTTTTAGGATTGTTTGGTGCTGATCCTCTGAATAACATAGAGGATGATCCTCCTTCATTAACATTACCTAAGATCCCTGAGATACCACCATATGATCCTTTCAATGTGTTACCAGAGGGTGCTACAACTCAAACACCACCCCCTGTTCAACAGAGTTATCAGGGTGGAGAGGTCATTCATAATCAGTATGTAACTAATAATGTTACCAATATAAAAAGATATGAGGAGGGTGGTAATGTTACTAACAATGATGCTGATAATTTGACTCTTGTAAACAATAGTGTGAACAGCGGTGGTGTCAATAACACCATGAGTAATACCATGGGTAATACTATTAATAATATTGGTGGAATGACCATGGGTGGTGTCAATAACACCATGAGCAATACCATGGGTAATACTATTAATAATATTGGTGGAATGGCCATGGGTGGTGTTAAAAATACTATGAGTAGTATGACTAAAAATATTGGTGGCAATCTGACAAATACTATGGGAGGTATGACTAGTAATGTAGGTGGTATGACTAATAATGTAGGTGGTATGACTATAGGAGGTATGACTAATAATGTAGGTGGTATGACTATGGGAGGTATGACTAATACTATGGGTGATATGACTATTGGTGGTGCAAATATTACTGATGGTATGACTCAGAGTATTAATGATGTAACTATGGGGGGTGTGACTAATAATTTTGGTGGTGCAAATATTACAGGTGGTAATATTACTAACAATAATATAAAAGGATTTGAGGGTGGTGGTGTCACCAGCAGCTCTGGTCAGAAAATAACTGGTGCTGGTCCAGACACTCAATTGATTGCTGCACAACCTGGTGAGATTGTAATGAGTAGAGGTGCTGTCAATAAGTTTGGTGCTGATAATCTACTTGCCATGAATGCTGCTGGTGGTGGAAACAATACTCCCAGGATGACAAATAATATTCAAATGGCAAATGGTGGTGGCACTGTGATAAATGCACAGGCATTCTCTGGTGGTGGATTGGTGGGTGGCACAGCAGGATCTCCAAGAAATCCAAAGAATAGAAAAATATTTTTACATTGGAGTGGAGGTTTCCATAATTCACCGTCAGATAGATATCATCAAATCTTTAATGCTAGTGGTAAACCATTGAATAAATTTGCAAATTATGGTGTTGATAAGTTTGAACACACAGGTGGTGCCAACACTGATTCTGTAGGACTTGCTGTTGCTGCCATGGGTCATGGTCCACCAACAGTACCCTATAGTGATGCCAGGGGATGGGCAGAGAATCCAGTAACAAGCTCACAGGTTAATGCCTTAGCAAAGGAAGCAGCAGGTATAATGAGGGCATATGGTCAGACTGCTGCTGATGTTAATAAGAATGTGATGACTCATGGTGAGTGGGAGAGACAGGGTGTAAAATCAGGAGCACTTAGTGGTAGTGTTCAGAGGTGGGATCTGGATAGTCTCACTCCTCCTGGACCAGGAGGAGATTATGGTCATCCTGGTGGATTTTTTTCAACAGCACAGGTAAGGTCAAAAGGTGGAGATGCATTAAGATCTAAGATTAGATCATTCCTTGGGGGTGGTGGCGATTCTATAACAGATGAGACACCAAAGATGTCAATGAATCTGGAAAGACCTGATGGTATGAGTCAGCAGAATTTTGAGATGTTTGGTTCAATGGATGCTGAATTTAGATCTAAACTTGCATCAGCGCAAATTGGTGATAAGGTGAATGGTATCACAGTCACCACTGATATAAGATCAGAGGTCAAAAGATATAATTTAGCATTGACTAAGCACTCACAAATGATGGTAAAGGATCCTAATGAGATTGGGGCAGGTGGTGGAGGAGGAGGTTCCACAGCAGCAATAACATCAGCAGGTGCTAGACAGGCTCCTGGTCCAAGGGTTACTCCTAATGTTGATGCATTCTTATTACCTGGGAGTGGTGGAGTTCCCAAAAATGCTACACCAACCTCATCTGCTGCTGGTGGTGGTAAGAATATTGTTCCAAACTTTTCCTCAACAGATGGTATGAATACTGAAACCCTTATTATCAAATCA